GCTGTTGCTGTAGTTCTACCTGAACCTCCCGAACCAACAGGCAATGCATTTGCAAGTGTTGTGACACCGGCATTACTAATGCTTAAAGCTGTGACAGGAATCAACGCGCCATCAGGTGTAACCATCAATTCTAGTTTACCTGGAGCCGAGCCATCGGCCAAAGTTCCAGTACTATCAGCACTGAAACGAATTTGACCAAAGACGCCATAGTAACTATTTAACCAGCCAGTCGCATACATGCTATACAATGGCATGTTTGCGGTGACAGTAGCGTGAGCAGAAGTATTAGAATTGCTTCTAGCTGCAATCTGCAATGGCTCCTGCGTGGTTGAATGCTTATGAATTGTAACCATCGCGGGTGCAGTATTGCCGATATCATTTACACGAAATCTGGAATTAAATGCCACGCCATCAATTAAGATATTGCCTACTTCGAGACCTGGGTCCCCAACATCTACATGTCCTGTACCGTTTGGCTCTAAGTATAAATTGCCGTTGGTTGTAATAGTGCTGATTGTGTCTGTATTAATGTTAATATCATTAATTGTTACGTTAGTCATAGTCGGAGCTGTATCACCAACAAACTTGCCTGTGCCCGTTTGGCCTGCTAGACTTGTATTTACTGCATTATTAGTTGCCATATCGATTCCTTATGCTACAGTGATTGCGCCCTGCGGCCCTGTAATGACAGTCCACTGGGTGTCAGCCGTGATACACAATAACTCTATACTATCAAACTGTTGTGTACTTTGTAGATAACCTGTTGCGCCAATTGTTGTAGCACTTGACCCAAAAAATATTTCTTGGCCTGCATTCTGAGCAATTTTCCAACCGCCAGCGCCTTTGCCTGCAATTGATATTGTTGTGCCTAAAGCAGCCGTTGCAGGTAGTGTTAAAGTAACAAGGGCTGGATTATTTGTAATATACCCATTATTAGCAGCCATAGCCTGGCTTACGCCTGTAACTTCAGTCCAGGTATATCCACCACCGCCACCGCTAATGGTAATTGACCCGGCAGCATTTGTTATTGTGATTCCTGCAGTTCCTGTAATTGTTGCTGGAACTGGGGTTGCGCCAGTTGAACCAATTAATACTTGACCATTGGTCATTGAACTAGTCCAAGCAGGAACGCCAGACGCATTAGTCACCAAAGTTGCACTATTAGCGGTTGCTAAATCTGTGACTGTGTTAGTAGCAGAACTGTAAAGCAAGCGATTTGCAGTTGTTGTTGATGGGTATGTGGCTGTTGTAAATGTGTAAATCGAGCCATTACTTTGCGCTAGAGTACCATTTGCGCCGATTGATGTAGCCCCAGTGCCACCATAACCAATAGCAACAGTATTGCCTTGCCATGTTCCTGAACCAATCGTACCAACACTTGTTATGTTACCTTGTACTGCTGTAGGCAATGTGGAGCTAATACTTGGAACGCCTGCTCCACTTGTGATTAAAACGCCATTGTTGGCAGTTGCTAATCCAGAAACAGCGGAGCCCGTTGTTGCATAATAAGCTAATTCGTTTGCAGTTCCTGCATTAACAACACCACCAGCAGAACTTGAAATTTGAATTGTTCCAGCACCGGGTGTAACAGTAATAGAGCCTGCTCCTGTAATGCTTCCAACAACTGGAGTTGCACCAGTAGAGCCAATAACCAGTTGTCCGTTTGTCATGCTTCCAGTGAAAGCTGGAACACCTGTTGAGCTTGTCACCAGTGTTGCGCTATTAGCTGTAGTAATTTCACCAATAACATTGTTAGCAGAACTATAAAGAATCTGATTAATCGTAGTCGTTGCAGGATATGTCGCAGTAGTCGCCACCCAGTTTGTACCATCAGCTCTAAGAATGGTTCCTGTGGCCGTTGCAATGCTTGGGTAGGTAGCTGTTGTGAATGTATACTTAGTGCCATCTGACTGTGCTAATGTTCCGTTAGCACCTAATACTGAGTTGTTTGTACCGCCCCTAGCAATACTTAATTGCCCAGTCCAGCCTAAAGTCATTGAAACTGCTTGCAATAATGCTGTATTGGGTGTTCCACCTAAAGTCATAGTTACGTTAGCATCATCAACCTCAGTAAGAGCAGCGGGGGTAAAAGGTGCGCCAAAGCTTGCCCAGCCCAATTGTCCTGCGCCGTTTGTAACTAATGCTTGGTTAGCCGTCCCGTCAACTTGCGGCCAATTCAAGCCGTCTAATACAATGCTACCGACTGTGTTTGGCGTAATGACAATATTGCCTCCCACATCAGTGGAAGTGATTGAGTTACCGTTAATATTAATATTATCAACTTGCAATTCAGTAAGATTTGTAAGCGCATCTGTTGAGCTAAGAGAAGCGTTTGTGCTTTGCACCCAGTAAGTCCCGTCGCTGCGTAAAATCTTGTTAGCAGGGCTTGCAGAGGGCAATAAAGTGATATCAATTTGCAACTGCTGGAATGTAATTGGGCTTGTGCCAATAACAAAAGGGCCTTGCGAGTTTTCTTGAAATACAAGACCTGCATTTTGTGTGCCTTGGGTAATTGCAACAACACCTAAGTAAACAATTTCAGACGATTGGTCATAATCTGTAGCTCTAGTTAAAACCCAATTAGAAGTAAGACCGCCTACGTCAGTGACAACATAAATACCATTTTCAAACGTGTTAATTTGATTTTTAATCAATACACGGTCAGCAAGTGCAAGAGTTACACCATCAATGCTTAATGCTACTTGTGCGCCAGCATTTGTAAGAGTCGCCCCTACGCCTGCTACGCCATTTGCATATGTTGCAGTAAGTGCCGCAGTTGTTGCAACACGGCAACTTGCGTAAGTTGTAAAACCTTGGGCAATTAAAATATATTGCAAAATGTCAGCGAGAATATATTTAAATGTTGTCCCGTTAATAGATTGTGTTGTATTTAACGGATTAGTAGCGGGTATTTCAATGTCGCCGTTCGGCAACCCACCATTGACAAGCTGACTAATAGGAATCGACATGTCTCACCCTTAATTTTGGTAGTTTTGTATGACTTGGAATTGAACGGAAACTAACGCTCCGCCAGTATCATTTGTAATCAAACTGATAGTATCACCTGCATTAACTTGCAGAGCTGGTGGATTAAGCAAGGATGATGCAGCTCCAAAAGCCCCAGCAGGAACCGCGGCAGTTGTTTTGGTACTGACAAACACATTTTTGCCGGATTGGTAGCTAAAAATTGCAATCCATTTTTGATAATTGTCAGGAACAGTAATGCTTTGCGCAACAGTTGCGGCTAGTAAACCATTTTGAATATCATCACTGAATTGCAAACCAAAGCCATTGATGCCAGTTACACTACCGTTAATATCTCGTATTACATTATATTTAGTTGACATGTTGATTCCTTAATTTTGTATGCCGTAACGTGCGTCTGCAACCCATTGATAAATTAAAGTATTGCCAAGTCCAAGTGCTTGTGCCCCGAATGTAATCCAGAATGAACTTTGTCCAGAAATTACAGAATTCACATTTCTATTACCTACTGTTGACGCATCATAAATTTGTCCTTCAGTAAAAGGCGCAACAGTAGAATAAACTTTTAAATTATCTGTAGCGGCTGGAGGTGATGATGCAGTAGGCGCGGTTCTTTTCATGGTTTTATAAAATGCTGTTGTTCCTATTTGGTCTTGCGTACTATTTGTGGATTGACCAAAAACAACTGCCCCAATAGTGGTTGCTGTTTGTTTAGGAACATCATAATTATAACTTTTTTCATAATACTGTTGTAAACCAGCCAATGTCTCGCCAAAACTCATCGCAGCAGGAGGTGTTGGAATATAGCCTTTTTGCAAGCTAATATGTTCAACTTCTACGCTAGAGCCAACTGGAATCTCCGCAAAGCTAATGACAATTGCAAAATATGTAGCACTATTTATACCTGCCACCGCTGATTCATCCCAGCCTGCAAAACCATAATTAGCCATAGCGCTAGAAAGCGTAAAATTCGCAGCGCCTAAAGTATCGCGCGTGACTTCAATCCATGTGCCAGAAGAACCACCGCCTACAGAAGGTGCGCCTGAAGTATTGTTTACGGCTGTGACTAAGCTATAAGAGTTTGCGGTTAGGTCGACGCCTAATGTTGGTAAATTTGCAGCAACTGTATAATACAGATGAATTTGCCCTTTTAAGGTGCCTGTGCTTATTTTAGCTCTTAACTGTGAACATACAGGATTATTAAGCAATTCTTGTGCTTCATTTGGCCCTAAATATTGAACTAACGCCAAAGATGTGGCGGTTCCTGCGACGGCTAATTTTAATGCGCGATTATCAACTTTAGATACGGTGGTATTGTTCACAACGCTTTGAAACAAAATAGTTTGGTCAGCTATATAAGTTGATTTACCAGGACCAGTTACGTTGTATGTTACCCCAGCGGTGCCTTGCGCTTGGAACGGGTTCATTGCAAAATCCCAGCCTAATGTATAACTTGGAATAGGCTTGTATGCGAGCTGTGGTTTGTAATACCAAAAAGTTGCATTTGTTTGCTGCGCATTCGTTGATTGTGTTCCTGAAACTAAAGAAGTTGCATTCTGCACAGTACATCCAAATAAGCTTGTGTAGCGCATAATGCGACCTGATGGTACTGAAACTTGCATTTCAACATATCCAGTATCAGGAGCGGTATTATTTGTTATATCTATCAGCACAGGTGCGCCGCCAACACCTGCCAATAAACCAAAAGTCGAATTATTTGGTACGGCTTGAGATAATACTTGTTTTGATGTGCCGCCATTAATAACATAATTAATAGTTAAAACTTCTGCAATATTATCAGCACAAGCTGCAAGCATGGCAACACTAAGATAATTATTTTCAAACACACGGGGTGATTGGTCTAAGCGTTGTCGTATCGTAATTGGCGTAACTGTTGACGCACTATCAATTTCTAAATAGTAACTTGGATTAGTTGGCCAATCAACAGATAAAAGTTGTTGACTAATTTTTAAACTACCAGTCCCGGCATAATAAATTGACCAGCCAGGTGCAAATTCAAAGTTGCCAGCGCCTGCAACAGTAATTTCATAGTAAGTTTGACCTGAAGTGTTGTTAAAGTTAACAATCGAAAATTGCGGATTGGTAAACAAATTTTGTGAGCTTTCAAAAACGTCCGTAGGGCTAGTGCTTTGTATTAAGTTAGGAGGCCAGCCTTGACGAGTAAATTGCAAGACAGAGCCTTGAACACTGGGGTCGCCACTCCAGACGCGAATGAAGTATAATTCCAATTCACCTTGCGCATTATAAGGATAAAGAAATGGAATAATATCGTTACCATTGTTATCTTGAAAGGTGCCTACGCTAGTAAGAACTAATACGGAACCAAGATTGGTATATGTAAAATTATTGCTAATTAAAGATTGTTGAAAAACATCCTTAGGTACAGTAAAAGCAGGGTCGCTAAAAAACTCAACATAGCCGCCAGCAAGCGGAAAGCCTGTGTCTTTATTTACAAAGTACTCTTGCAAAGGAAAGCAAGCGAAGTACATAGGATTCTGTGTCGCCATATTAAGTCCTTTTTTTATTACATCATTATGCTATTAGTTCGGTGGTTTTACAATTAGCCAGTTGCTGTTAATCTCTTGTTAATTTTTTATAAGCTTCATAACCTAGAGCGCCAATACCTAATTTTTTTAAATTTTTTCTTATTGTTTGTGCGGCAATATCTTTTTCTACTTCTGGATGCAATTTTCTGATTCTGGCTATTTGTGTATTTTTTTTCATCAGCGGCGTCAATGTTTGAGGTATTTCTTGGCTTTCACCGACAAGTTTTCTCAACATCGGAGTAGATTCATAAGTTTGTTTTAAGTTTGCATAACCTGATTTAGCTTCATTTAATATTTTAGATAAATCTGATTGACCAGTTTTTTCCGCATGATTTTGTATGCCTTCATTAATTCTATCACGCAAATCTTCATATAATTCTTTTACATCGTCATCTTTAGCTGTTCTAATTTTTTTACCAATTTTTGTATATAACTTTCGAATATCATCATAATTACCTGACTCAACTTTATCTAATAATATTTTATTCGTTTTGCTTGAGGGTAATATATTGCGAGCATCCTGAATAAATGTTTTGTCTATCTGCCCAACGTTTTCGATGCCTCGATTTTTCATTTCATCAGAAACATAACTAAACATATCGCCCAGTTTTTTATTTTCAGCATTAAATGCCTCTTGTATGCCGCCATATGTTTTTTCAACATCTACAGGACGAATAGCTAATTTTGCTGCTTTTGCGCCAGCTCCAAGCCCTTTGAGCGCTCCTAATCCAGCGGCATAACCACCGACCCCTTTTGCAAAACCTTCTAAAGGGGATTCTTCTTGAGTCGCTTGATACGCGCCAAATGGTATACCTTTTGCTGCAATTTCTCCCACAAATTGCCCAACTTTTGGTAATTGTTTTAATTTTTTAACAGCGCCAAATAATTTGGTTTCGGGAATTAAAAAACCTGGGGCCTCTTTTGTAGCAAATTCTGCTAACTGTTCACCACCAGTAGGTTGATATTCATAACCTAAAGCTTTTCTAAAATCAACTGGCTCTTCTTCAGGCATACCAAATGCTTTTCGCAATCTTCCTGTGCCAAGAAATTTCCCTAAATTCTGACCTGACTCAGCTAAACCTTGTAAAATTGCCAATGGGTATCGAACATATGCTGAAGGCATTTCTTGTTTTATATCTTGCGCCTGGGTAATTTTTTCAGGCTGTACAGATTCAGATAAGCCAATTTGATTAAAAAATTCCTGTTGCGGCATAGATGAATAAAATTTTTGATGCAATCTAGTCGCTAAATCTTCATTAGATAAATGATTATATTGTGGGTATTGTTGTCTAATTTGTTCTATTGAAATAGCCATCATAATATTCCCAATGGATCTGACTCAGACGCTTCTTTTTGCATAGCGTCACCTTCAGGCATAACCTTTAAGTTTTTTAAATGTTTATTGATTTCTGTTTTAGCTTGTTCTTGTATTTCTTTAGGTAATAATGATGCCTGTTCTTCAAATCCTATCGGCCAGCCCAATGTTAGGGATTTTCTTTGGTGCGCTAATGCTGGGACTGTAGCAGTAATTCGTTGTCCCAATAATGTTCCAGCCACTTGCTCTGAAACCAATCCAGAAGCAATACCAAATTTTAATAATCTTTCTTTGGCTTCAGATTTTTCCTGTGGAGAACCAAATTTATATTTATATTGATCTTTTGCAATTTGATAAGTGGGATTTACGCCAATATAAGGATTTTCTTGAATGACTGGAGTTAAATAATCCATTACTCTACCACCAGCTAAGGCTTTTTCTTCTGCTTGTGATAATTTTCCTGATTTTGCACCGCCAGATCGAGATAGATTTTGCGCATAATTTCTTGCTTGCTGCGCCTCTATTGAATCTTTTCCATATTGATTTTCAACAAATTTAACATCTTTTAAAGCAGATGCATAAGTACCTAATTTTTCAACAGGCGCTCTCAATGCCTTTGCTCTTTGGGCTTCTAATAATCTTAATTTTGCTTGTGCTTCTGGTTCAGCATATTGCGCTTGCGTGCCTAACATTTTATTTGAAAGCTGCTTAGCCAAAAAGTCTTGAGCCATCTGTTTGGGCGCATATTGCATTTGTAGTCCACTACCAAATCCTTGCATTATCGCTTGCTGTAAATCAGGTAACGCCCCAGCTTCTTCGGCAGTGCCTCTGATTTGACTTGGAATACCTGGTAAATTAAAACCTATAGCCATCTTAACCTCCAAACATAGAGCTTGCGCCCTTACCCATTGTATAGCCGGCTGTGGCCCCAGCAGGGCCGCCTAACATGAAGCCGCCTAATCCGCCAAGTAATCCAGCCATAGTGCCCCAGTCCATACCTTGTGATTTTTTGCCACCAGCATTCATTTGTTGATTAAAATACTGACTTAATGGGCCGGCAGCCATAGTGCCTATACCACCAGCTACCTGACCAATGCCTTGACCACGCTGTTGATTGCGCATAGCTTTTTCCATAGCTGCATATTGGCCTTGCTGACCTAATAAACTTCCCAGCATATTGCCATAGTCGGTACTTGCTCCAAAACCCATTTGATTAATGCCGCTCATGCCTTCAAGTCCTGTGGAATATAGATTTTGCATTCTATTCATGTAGTCGCCGAAATCTCGTTGTGACAAAGTGCCCGCAACATCGGCTGCTTGTAATTGGGCCTGCGGTGTACCAGTCATTCCACCTGCCGCCGCTTGATTTCCAGCGGCCCCAAGTGCTTGTTTGAGGGCTGATTGAAATCCTGGGCTTTGTTGATAGCCACCAGCAAGTTTATTGTAAACGTCGCCTGTGGACCCTGTGAGTTGGCCATACTGACCCATAAGCTGCCCGAGTGCATTTTGGCCTGCGTTCATGTAAGGTTGATAATAGGGTTGCATAGCACCAGGTATTTGATTTAAATATTTGTTAGCTTCCTTAGCAATCCCAGGTCCAGGTCCAAAAATGTTATATAAGCCCCCACCAATTCCTGCGGCACCAGCTCCCATGCCGAACATATTTAATAATTTTGTTAATGCTTCGTTTGACATTTGATCTTGTGCCATGATGTGTCCTTATGGTGTATAGGGTATTACTTTAAATACAGGATTTCCGCCGATATTAATGGCAACTTTTACTTGATTTACCGTTGTGTCATAAACCATTGTGCCATAAGCGCAAGTTTTGCGTCCTTGTATATCTACATTGTTTTGTACTACCAATATATCAGCGGTGGTAAGAGATGGCAAAACAACTCCCTCACTTCCGAATAATCTTTGCAAATTGCTTATTAAGACTTGACGAAATGTTAATTCATCATCGGTCGGATAACCATTGCTATCAACCATTTCACCCATGTGTAAATTAGGTATCCGTGTTACATTTCTATCACTTACGGTTGTCATTGATAAACCTCCAAGACTCCATCAGTACAAACAAAACGGCCAAAACCACTAAATCGTAGTTGGAAAGTAGCGTCATTTACAATACCTAGTCGTTGATAAATAAAACGTGACTTGCGTTGTCCAGTAGGATTCATATTTAAACGCCAACTTGAGCCAAACGATTCGCCGCCATCACGAGAAATACTTAAATCAACAGCTTCAGAATAATTTACAACGTATTCTGTTTGTGATGTTGTTGCTTCCACGCCAATTGGATTACCTGACTCAGTGGTAATATCTACATAAGCTTCTGTGGCAAGAATCTGACCTTGGGTATTTGATTGTACGGGTAATAGTGTTTTTATATTCTTTTGGCCATTCTCAATGGTAAACCCTAGGCTTTTTGCAATAAAATAACGTTGTGTTGGAAGTCTTACAGGGGGGGTAATTCTAATTCGTGGTATTTCTTTTTGTGTAGGTACGCCGTCTTTAACATAAACCGCATCAGTATATTGTGTGCCAAAACGATAAATGTTTCCGCCATTTAATGATACAAAATAATAGTCATTACCAAACAAAACAACTTGTCTTGCAATATGGTAATTTAATTTTTCATCTGAAACGTTGAAGAACAAGCCTGTATTAAAGTCGTAAGCATAGCTAATATTGTCATCAGGAAATGTGAACTGATAAATCATGTGGCCATCT